CTCTCATCAGACGGAGAATGGAGCAGGGGCACCGGATCCTGCATGCAGCTCAGGACCGCATCATCCCTAGGCGGATCTTCAACCTTGTGGGTGGCTCCTATCCCAAAGGCACAGCACGAGTACGCCTAGCCAACGGTCAGGAGGAAGTGACCCTACCCAATGGTGCCAGCTACAAGATCGTGGCTAGTCAGAGAGGTGGGGTCAGAGGGAACGATGCAGACCTTCTGATCATTGACGAGCTCAGAGAGCAGAAAGACACGGAGTTTGTTGACGCTGCTCGGCCCACGATCACAGCCTCAGAGCATCCTCAGATCCTGTACCTGAGCAATGCCGGTGCAGCGGATAGCATCGTCCTCAATGACCTCAAGCACCGGGCCGGTAAGGATCCGGTACTCGCCTACCTGGAATGGTCCGCCGCCCCTGAGCTTGATGCTGGGGACGTGGAGGGATGGGCACAGGCCAACCCGGCATTGGGCAGGAAGATCAGGCTTGAGCAGTTAACCCAATTCTTCAATTCCTACAAAGCCTCAGGCAACCTGGCAGGCTGGGAGACAGAGCACCTCTGCCGCTGGGTCCTGACCATGCTCCCTGCCCTGGTGCCACAGGTTTATTGGCTCAGAGCCCGCAGGACGCTCTCTACGCCCCTGAGACCCGCTATGGGTATCGGGGTATCCCCAGACGGTTCCCGGGCCTCAGCGGCGCTCTCATGGGCTCAGGGGGACGGTTCTATTGCCCTGATGAGCATTGCCGACGTGACAGGGGAACCGGTTGACCTTGACAGGTTCGGTGCAGACCTGAGGGAGAGAGCCATAGAGGCGGGGGTACAGGCTGTGGCCTTTGATCCCTGGACCGATCAGCACCTCGCAAGGTTCTTCCCTGAGGCTAAGGCGCTGCAGGGTGCGGCCTTTGCCAATGCCTCTGAGCAATTCGTCAGGTCCGTGGAGACAGGGCAACTAGCCTGGGAATGGGCAGACAGCATCACGGAGGATCTGCCCTACACAGCGAGAAAGCCCACCAGTGCCAATAGCTTTGTGGCTGATCGAGCAGACTCACAGCGACCGATCACCGGAGCTCTTGCCGCTATCCGTGCTGTTTGGCTTGCGGGTGAGCCCTTGCAGGGACCGCCTACAATCTGGTAGCGGGCTGTCACGGCTCCGTGAGGTACAACCGAATAGGGACCCTCGGTATCTCCTCCGTTCTCACAGAGCCTTACCGGGGGTTTCCCCTTGTCTCAGAGGTGCTATAAAGACTCATGCACCTAAACCGCTCCGAGCACCTTCGGACGTTTGGCATTGATTCATTCACCGATTCCCCCGGTCTGACTGAGCAGCTTGCAGCGGTTCAGGGCATTCGCCTTGACTCTTGGAATCCGCCAAGCATCAGAGAGGCAATGACCGTCCCTGCTGTGTTCAGGGCTGTGAGCCTGATTGCAAACACAGTGGGCATGCTCCTGATGCAGGCATACCGGGATAGCAGGCTCTTGGCAGAGCAGCCCATTCTCGTGACTCGCCCCGGGCTCATCGGTACGCCTAGGGTCTTTTGGCGGGATTGGGCCTATGGCCTAGCCACTAGGGGCGAGAAGATCATCAGGATCGTTGACCGGGATGCGGACGACAAGCCTAGGAAACTTATGTTGCTCCCTGGGCGAGAGGTAACGGTTGAGTGGGATAGCAAGTTGCCATGGGTCAAGAAGTACCGATGGCGGAATATGCCGATTGATGCGGCAGACATTCACCACAGCACCTTCCTTGAAGATGAGTGGTCGCTACGGGGCATGGGTCCCCTGCAGCTTTGTGGCGCGGCCTTGTCTGCAGCTGTAGAGGCTGAGACCTGGGCTGCGAGATTCTTTGCAGAGGGCGGGGCTCCGGCGACTGTGGGCAAGGTACCGGGCAGGCTGACAAAGGATGAGGCTCACAGGCTGAGAGGGCAGTACCTGGACCCTGAGGGCGATGGTACGTCTAGGGCTAATTCATTCAGGATCGCTGATAGCGGCATGGATATCGTGGCTCATCAGGTGAACCCTGAGGCCGCACAGCTCGTGGAGAGCCGTAAGCATTCGGCCTCTAGCGTAGCGACCATGTTCGGCATGAACGCTCACCTCCTGAACGTCAGTGAGGCAGGGAGCAGCCTGACCTATCAGAACGTGGGTGAGGTATTCACTGACTTTGTACGTAGCTCCCTTGCGCCGAATTATTTGGTACCGATTGAGGAAGGGATTAGCGATATGCTTCCCCGCTCAACGGTTGCAAGGTTCAACGTCTCTGAGCTGTACCGGGCAGATCTAAAGACTCGTGCCGATGTATTCAGCACGCTTGTTACAGCCGGGATGCCTGATCCTGAGGCACGAGAAACCTCAGGCTTTGATCAGTCGGCAGAGCTGGCACCAATCCCTGCACAAGACGACCCATTGCCAATTACGCGTACTGAGGTACCATCCGCCTAATGGAATTTACGACTGATGGCCGGATCCTTTCGTTTGACGAAGATAAGCGAGAGGTTGAGGTACTGCTTATGCCCTGGGATGCAGAGGCAGAGCAGGCAGACGGCGTACATCGTTTTGCAAAGGGTGCATTCAAGGATCTAGACCCCAAGCGGTTTGTATCTCGTATGCGCCATCAGGACCCGCCCACAGGCCGGGGTTTTGAGATTGAGGAAGCTGAGGACGGTCCTCACCTCCGCTTCCGTGTCTCAAAGACTGCAGCCGGGGATGAGCAGCTAACGCTCATTCGGGATGGGGTAGAGGACGGCGTATCGGTTGGCTTTGATACGTCAGATCACGAAAAAGACAAGCTGCCTGATGGCAGGACCCGGTACACTCATACCGGATTTAGCAAGGCACGCAGCCTTGAGGTTTCGACTACTTGGCGACCAGCATTCCCCGCAGCTAGGGTACTAAGCGTTTTGGAGGCTTCAACAGTGGCAGACGAGCAGCAGGCTCCGGTGACAGAGGAAGCCGCTGCGGCTACTGTCACCCCCGAGCAGATCAAGGCTTTTGAGGCTCACGTTACGGAGCGGTTTGAGCAACTGCAGGACCGGATTGCAGCTCAGGGCCTGATGGTTCCTGACTCTCTCAAGCGGGATGGTGACCGAGAGCCGCGAGAGATTGCATTCGGCGCTGATATGCAGGACTCGGAGGTTTACCGGGCCTTCGCTCTTGACGACGTGATCAGCTCCGACAACCTTGGCATGATCCCCGAAATGCGATCGAGCACGGTCCTGGGGATTATTGACAGTTCTCGCCCGTTCCTTGAGAACACGACGCGGGAGCCCACTCCCCCGGCGGGCGAGACCTGGAAGTTCCCCAAGATCACGCAGCGGCCTGAGGTTGGCGTACAGGCCACGGAGAAGGCTGAGCTTGCTTCTCAGAAAACCGTCATTAGCTCCGTTGATTTCCCAATGGAGACCTATGGCGGCGCTGGTGACCTGAGCATTCAGTTAATCAAGCGATCGTCGCCCGATTTCCTGAATCTGTGGTTGCAGCTCCTGGGAGAGCAGTACGCGATTGTCACTGACAACGCGGCTGTTGACGATCTGTTGGGAACGGCTGCAGTGGTGGAGGGTACGGTTGCCTTTGACCCCGAGAGCCCGAGCTTTGGAGAGGCCTTTCAGAATGCAGCCACGGCTGCAGGCTCTCGGCCTGCTCTGCTCCCCAATCGGATCTTCCTGAGCACGGCAGCTCTGGTGGCATTCATTGACGCCAAGAGCCCCACAGGTGGCGGTGGTACGCCTCTGTACCCGGGTCTTGCTTCTATCTCCGGTGTTATGGCTGGGGATGGTGGGGCAGGACCGGCGGGCTTCAACATGCGGCCTGTGTGGGTTCCGGCTTTGGACGATGAGAGCGTTGATATCATCATCGGCCCCTCTCAGGGCTTCCACTGGACTGAGGACGGCACCTACACGCTGACGGCTGACGTGCCAAGCAAGGCAGGCCGGGACGTGGGCCTTGTCGGGATGATCTGGTTTGCACCGGTCTATCCGGCGGCGTTCACGACCTACGCTCTCGCAAGCTGAGCAATGGCCGATTGGCCTACCGCTGAGGACGTTCAGAGACGGCTAGGGATTACCAATGCCTCTGCAGCTCAAGAGGCAGACGTAACCCTAGCCCTGGACGCTGCCATGGAGCAGGTACTGTTTGACGTTGGGAGAGACCCTGATATTGATTCAGGGGAAGTAGCCCCTACTCCCTCGTTGGCAGCAGCAGTCTTGCTCCTGGCAGTGTCCTGCTTCAAGGCTCCCGATGCGCCGTATGGGGTGGCTGCGATTTTTGACACTGGTGGGCTCTACGTGGCAAAGGATCATCCCTCTTACCAAAGGCTCCTAGTGGGAGCTCGGGAGACTTTCGGCGTTGCCTGATCCTGCAGGGGATCTGGCAGCGTTGATTGCGGACATTGACGATATGCCAGAAGGCCTGAGTGTCTACGCTGCGCCCTCAGAGAAGATCACAGCTCCCGCAGTCGTGATTAGGCCTGACACGCCTTGGATCGTGCCCGATAAGTTTTGCCATGACCTTGAGCGGTATACGGCCATCGTCGTCGTGACAGCGAATACCCCGGAGGAAGGCATTGGCCTGCTAAGATCAATGCTGTTGAAGATCATTGATGCTCTGATCAGCCCTTGGAATTGGGTTGAGGCTCAAGGCCCTGTGGTCGATCAGTCAACCGGCGTACCATTCCTGGCAGCAAGATTGAGGCTCACGTATAGCAATGGAGGCCCTGAGTAATGGCCGATAATCCGATCATCGTTTACCGGCCCACTCTCGTTGTTCAGACGCTTGACGCTGACG